AGTTAGCCATAAGTGCTGGATTTTCTCAGAATGAAATACCTACAATGGTTGCTATTGCTATGGCAGAATCTGGTGGAAATTCAAAAGCACATAATAAAGTTCCGCCAGATAACTCTTATGGTCTCTGGCAAATTAATATGATTGGGGGTCTGGGACCAGATAGAAGAAAAAGATATGGACTATCCTCAAATGAAGAATTATTTGATCCCGCAACAAATGCGAGAGTTGCAAAAAAAATTCGTGACGAACAGGGGTTGAGTGCTTGGACTACTTATACTGGAGGAAAGTATAAAAAGTTTTTAGCATCATCTTCCAAATATCATGGTGGTTTTATCAATAGAACACAATATGTTTTAACTCATCCAAATGAATATGTTATTGATGCAGATTCTGTAAGTTCTTTTGGTAGAGAGTTTTACGATATAATCAATCAAACTGAAACTGCAACTCAAAGAAAAAATGCTGCAGAGAGTTTGATTTCTATTCTAAGTCAATATACAGAAGATGGATATGTAGAAAGCGAGGAAGATTATACATACTATGTTCCAGAGCAAGGATCTGTGACTATTATGCCACCACAAATAATAATGACTGGAGGAATGAGTGGTGGAAGTCGTGGTAGTGAGTCTGAAGATCCTTCTAAAGATATTCTTTATGTGTAGTAAATAGTAATAAGAAGTAACTTAAAAATGGCAGACACTCCAATAACTTCAGCTCAGGTTAAAGATTTTGACATTCCACAGTGTCTTGTTGTTGCTAATGATCAAAACACAAAAGTAGATATATCAACTTTAATTACTGACTTGTATTATTATGAAAGTGTTTTAAGTCCAACCGTAAAAGTTGATTTAATCTACGCGGAAACTGGAAAAAGTGTAGAAAAAGACGGGAGTTTTAAAACAGTCATAGAGGGACTTCCTCTTGTTGGTACTGAAAAGGTGGGTCTAACATTAGTGGATCCCAAAAAAGTTGAACTCAAATTAACATTATATGTTGATAATGTTAAACCAATATATAATGATGTTGTAAAATCTGCGGCTAGTTTAAATCTTGTTTCTAGAGAATCTATTTTTAATTATAAAAGTGTTGTTAATACTAGGTTTGATGGAAAAATATCCGATCATGTAAGAAAGATTTTAAAAGATGTTTTAAAGGTTGATGAAGGAACAAAAAAGTTAGATATTGAAGAGACTGTTAATAACTATAATTTTATTGGAAATAATAGAAGACCTTTTTATGTTCTATTGTGGTTGGCAAAAAAAGCAGTTCCTAAAGCATCATCTCTAGGAAATACTGCTGGATATTTCTTATTTGAAACGTCTGATGGATACAAGTTCAAATCAGTTGAAGGTCTTTTGTCCGATACAGATTTAAACGGTGGTAAGAAAAAGTATAAGAGTTTGGTATATAATGATACGCCTGACGGTAGAGGAGTAAATGTTCCTCCCGAATATAGTGGAAAAATACTTGAGTATAATATTGATACCGCTGCTGGCAATGTTGGATCTAAATTTGAAGTGGGGACATATTCTACTAGAACAGTTCTCTTCAATCCCTTTAATTGTTACTATGAAATAGTCTATCCAAACACTAAAACTGGTGATAAAGCAAATGAGAAAAATCTAAAAAAAGCAGGAAATGAACTGCCAAAGTATAATAAAGAGTTTGATGGAACTGGTGATGGTAAAGACTTTTCAAGAACGCAATATGTTTTAGTTGATTGTGGATCTATGCCAAGCGGAAGCACCGATCAACAAATACAAAAGTCTCAAGAAGAAAACTTTGATCCAAGAAATATTTTGAATCAATCTGTAATGAGATATAACCAGTTTTTCTCTTCTCAGGTTACAATAACAATCACTGGGGACTTTAGTTTTCATGCGGGAGACTATGTTTATATTGATACTCCGCAACTTTCTGATAAAAAAACTCAAACCATGGACGAACAGTTTGGTGGTTTTTATGTTGTTGCTGAATTATGTCACTATATAAATCTAAAAACTGGTGGATATACAAAACTAACTTTGGTTAGAGACTCTGTTGGTAGAAAAGGATCTCCAATACCACTCTAAATAATTAATACTATAATACACACTATTATGGACAGTGTAGAAAAGCATATTGAGCATGACAAAAAAATACTTGATGATTCAATGGTATCATCACAGGCTAGAAGACATGCTGAGGATGAGTTAGCGGCACTTCAGAGATGGGTTGAAACTCATCCAGAAGACCATCATGATCCAACTGGTTTAGAACTTTATTGTAACGATAATCCAAATGCTCTAGAATGTAGAGTGTATGACGACTGATGAGTGAAGGAACTTTATTCAATCCAGGATTTTTAGGGGCAAGTTTTAACTGGTGGATTGGTCAGATTGCTGACGATTCAACCTGGAGAGATAATCAGATTGCCGGTAAATTTGAAAGCAAAGATCAAGTTCCTGGGTGGGGTAAGCGATACAAAGTTCGCATTATAGGTCTTCACGATAAAGAAGAGACAACAATACCTTCAGACCAGCTTCCTTGGGCACAAGTGATGTATCCCATCACTGCTGGTGGTGGTCAAGCTAATTCTGGACAAACATCAAACCTTCGCCAAGGAATGTTTGTCTTTGGTTTCTTTCTTGATGGGCAGGAGCAGCAAGTTCCAGTCATTATGGGCATTCTTGGAAACAATGCCCAGACTGTTCTCAAAACTTCTATTGGTAATGATGGTTCAAACTTTGCACCAACTAGTGGTTATGCTAATGGTAAGAATCCTCCACAGGGAACAGCAAAACCAAGACCTCCCGATGAAGGTCTTGTAATTACAAAACCAAAGTCTCCGGAACAGTCTGAAGAGTGCGCTCCAGTCCCTGCTGGCGTTAAGGTTAATAAGTATGGACTGAGAGCGGATAAACCTCTCTCACCAAAGCAGTTTGCAGATCAACAAAGTGCTCTTGCTGAAGCGGATGCTAAAGGTCTAACTGGAAATGAAAGAGATGAATATGTTCAGCAAAAGGTAGCCGCTGGTATTGCTGCAAGATGTCAAGCAGCAAACTCTTCGGCAGGAACTCCATCTCCCGGAGCAACTAAAGAAAATGTTGATGCAGTCCATGAAGCAAGTAATGCAGATGTAAAGAGGCAAGAAGTTTATATTAAAAAGACTGTGATGATGTCTACTTGCGATCCAGTTCAGTCTGCCATGAAAGCTATGCAGACTGCAATTGAAAATCTAACCGCAGAAATTAATAAAGTATTAAATGCCGCGATTGTATATGTTGATGCTGTTTCTTCAAAGTTACAACAGATAAAAGATTTGATTGCAAACTTTGCTTGTGAGATTGCAAAGTATATGAAAATAATTTTTGATAAGATTATGGAATATGTTTTGAAACAAGTTCATAAATCTCTTAATAAAACTATTCCAGCAGTCCCTCCAAATAGAAGATATCAATATGCTGATATTAAGCAGAACATTACTGAAAATATTAAATGTCTTTACAGCAAACTTACTAATAATCTTTGCGGACAAATTCAAAATTTTCTTGACAATCAACTAGAGCAACAGAAAGCTTACCTAGATGAAAATAACAATGTTAATAATATTCAAATGTGCGCAGTAGAGGAAATGGTTGGTTCAGTTATTGGCGCTAATGTGAAAGATATGCAAAGCGGTATTGATGGTGCCCTTAAAGCAGCAGATGAATTTCTTTCTGACATTCAGAAATATATTTCCGAAGGTTCATCTATTCTGGCAAGTATTAAGGGTATTGTTGATAACCCAACGGGATCTATTGCTGGTGCTTTAAACTTTGAAAATATAAAACTTAATCTGTTTGGTTGTGATTTAAAACCAAACTGTGCAGTATCTGATTACTATACTATTCAGAGTGGTGGTGCTGCTCAACCACAGTCACAGCAACCAAATCCAGTGAGTGTTGCAGAAAGTGCCGCAAATCCAAAACCAGTTGGTACTAGTAGTGAGAAACCGTTTGCTCAGCCCACTAAAGATAGTCCTAAAGTAACTTACAAATAGTGGCAATAAATATTAAAAAAAGAGACAGCAGATAATTTAAAGAATGGCAAAAGTTTTCTCTGAACTTAACGTTGCTTATAACACTAGCTTAGACGCTAATGCTTCCATCTCTTTCATAAAGATTGATGATAAGCATTATTTAAGAGTTGAAGGTAAAGATAATTCTGATGTAAAGGTTAATTTTAATCGTATATGCTCTGGTGGTGGAAACTGGGAAGGTTCAGAGCTCAGAATTCCTATTCAGGGGAAGGATGATTTAGTTGTTAAGTTTGATAATTCTTCTGGCGTTCCTACGGTTGGAGTTGCTACTGCTACCTTCAACACCAGTTATGATATCGGATATGGTAAAGGAATTTATGGACCTGTTCTGTTCGGAACAGATTTCTGGAACTCCTGGCCAACTTCTAACAAGAACGTTAGCGCATATTTCTTTAAGGGGGATGCGGGTAAGGTATATCTGAGAGTTAATACTAGAAGTTTTAAACCTCAGAAAGTTTTAATTAAAATTAAAACATTAAACAAGTCCAGTGCTGTTAGCAAGATTGAAATACCAACTACAGCAAAAAATTCTGTAGTTCCCAATACGCAATCTGAAAGTAATGGTAACAATTTTACTTTTGAAAATGATGGTACTGGTCAGGATAGTTATGATACTCTCTTATTTGAAGCAATTTATAATCCTAAAAAGGATGTTAATGGATCGAATTACGCATCGGGAAATGTATATGGTCCTTTAGAATTTTATTATACTGGAAAAACAAACACTGGATATGATAATCTTGAAGATCTTAATGAAGCAATGTCTAAGAAGGCAGGGCAGAAATTACCCCCTGTTGAATGGGTCATTAGAAAAAATGGATTAGAACTTTGTGTTCTAGACCAAGCAGAATATAAGAAAAATTCTGTTCAGTACGAAGAATTTCAACTCAAGATTGAAGATGTTATTATTGCTGGAAATTCTTTAAGCTCAACTAAAAAGGGTATTATATTCAATAACTTTGAAAACTTAACTGAAAATCCTGGAGGAATTTTAGATACTGGTAATAGTCCTTACTTTGATGTATTCGATAATGGCCAAAAACTTTTAGTTGAAGATAGCAACAGCTTCAATTTAAATGACCAGAATTTTGCTATTGTAGTTAATAATATTGATGATAACCTTATAGCAAAACTAGATGTCTATCACTTTGGCGAAAAACAGGGAGATAATAATAGACCAGTCGTAATTGGTATTCACGCTGGTTTTTGGACAACAGATCAAAATAAAGATGAGTTTCTTGGATCTAAGGCACAGTTCTTTAGAAAAAGAGACTGTATATTTGTAAACGTTGAGTATAGAGTTTCTCCACCACCTCCACCAAACAATGATGGTGTTTTTAATGGGTATGATAAAAACAGAGTAAAGTTTCCTGCTCAAATAGAAGACATTGCAGCTTCTGTCAAATGGGTTCGTGATAATATTGCTACTTATGGTGGTGATCCTAACAATATAATCCTTTATGGACACGGTTCTGGTGCTCACTTATCTACCTTATTAATAACAAACAAGAAGTGGTTAAATGATGCTGGAGTAGACCCAGGAATAATCAAAGGATGTATCTCTTCAAGTAACATTGCTTGGAATATTAAGAACGAACTTGATAAGTATTCTGACAGCCTTGTTCCTAATACAAAGGTTTCAATATATAATGCTTTTGGTATTGATCCTGTAGTTGGTGGAGCTGAAGCTAAGGTTGATTTTGAGTCAACAGAAAAAGCAAAAGAAGCATATGATTCATATTCTCCTGACCTACATCTACAAAAAGAACTTTTTCCACCCATACTAATTTTAAGTAGAGGTGAAGGATCTATCTTACAAAGAGCTGATGATTTTGTAAAGAAACTTGATAGTGTTGGAGTTGCCTCTACAAACGTATTTCACTATAAGTATCCAGGCAATAAAACTTATAGTCAAACATCTATTGCTGGAGTTTTAGGTATAACTCCAGATCCCCCATCTGTATATGCCCTGCCAAAAAATACTGTAAGTGTATCTCAGGCAATTACTGATTTCTTAACGAGCAAGATAAGTTTTAAATTTCCAGACAACGCAATAATTGATTATCCGATTATTGATGGACAAGTATATTCTGCAGTTTCTGGAATTTCAACAGTCCCAACTGGAGTATCTATTGGATCAACTGGTGCTAGCAATCCTTCATCTGATGCAACACAAGCTGATAACAGTGCAAAACAAATTCAGTTATCTGGTGGTGGAATATTTGGGGCTCCTGGTACGGATGCAATTCAAATAGGATATATTGATCCCACTCTTGGTTATGTGACTGGATTAAGTATTTGTGAAGCAAATAATTACGCTCAACAAAATCAAGGAACCACTTTTGTTGCTATTGATGGTGACAATAATGTTAACTATTTGAATATTAATGACGTTAATGCTCTTACCGCAGATTTTGCAAAATCAAGTGCGAACTGTGATGGTCTAAAAGCAACTATCAAATGCGGAGAACCTGTCCTAAACATATATGGTGGTGGTGGAGTTGGGGCAAAAGCAAACATTATCGTTGGAAAAGATGGATCTGTTATGGGAGTTGACCTTGTTCATAAAGGTTATGGATATCAATACCCACCTTTAGTTCAAGCAGTTGACAAATGCTACTTTGGAAATGGTGCTACTTTTGAAGCATTCCTTGGTGAAATATCAACAAAAGAAGAGACATTTGATAAGGAATCTGATTTTGAAGACTATTATGTTTGCCCACCTGGCACCAACTTTGGAACTCTTTATGATGCCAGTGGTAAGGAAGTTGGAAAGTGGGATCCAAGTCTCTATACAAATCCCAGTGCAAACCCCATTGCAAAACAAGTTGCAGATTATGAAACACTAATCAACCAACTTAAGAAACCTTGGTGGACAACGAGGATGAAAAAACCATCCAAACTTACTGGAACAAAGGATAAGTCCTTAACAGTATTTCCAGTATCTCATCCATGTGAATCTGTTAATATAGGATTGCCTGTTGATTCTTCAAAATCATCTTCTCAAGAACTGAGTGCAAACTTCTTTAAAAAAGATGGAAAAGCATATTTAAAAGTTAATGGAACAGGAACTGGAAAAATAAAGTTTACTATAAAAGTTGATGATAAAGTTTTTAGTGATGGTAGTGCTGGAAATGAAATATTAATTCCAGCCGAAGGTGAAGTTGTTTCTCTAAAGAGAACTAAGAGTAAAGAGATTGTAAATGAAACAGGTAAGTTTAAAGGTGGAGAAACTTATGGTCCTATAACTGCTAAAGGAAAATCTGTATTTGCAAAGAGTCCTGAGGTATCATTTAAAAAAATAGAGTTTTATGATAATAACAACGATGATAAAGACATCACTCTTACTTTTGAAATAATTAAATCGCCAGATTTGGAAAAGGAAGGCAAACCGGAAACTCCTAAGCAGGAGAAACCAGAAAAAACCTGGAGTGACTTTATGAATGATTATGCGATTTCTCCAGTTTCTCCTTCAAATGTTCCTGGAACTGATTTCGCAGCAACTCCTTTTACAATGGAGTGGGATCAAATATTCCCCTATGATGGGGATTATATCTTCAGAGGTCTATGTGATAATATAGGAACTCTTTATCTTGATAATGAGAAAGTCTCTGACTTACAAGCATTTAATCAAAATCCAAGTCCAACCACTAAAAATGTTAAGGGTGGACTTCATACTATCAGAATTGATTTGGAAAACAAACCAATTACTGAAACAAAAGTACTCCCAAGTATCGTTGACTTTACTGTGAAAGGTGAAGCAAATAAGAGTGGAGATACCTTAGATAATATATTCTTTACCTTTACTTCTGAAGATGGAAAGGATTCATTTACATTCAAAGCAAGAGAGAAAAATCAAGATGTAAATAAAGAATCCAGTCTTTCTTCATCAGTCAAAGCTAAGTTTGTTAAAAAAGGAAAGGACATTTACTTAGATGTTACTGGATCTGGAACTGGAAAAATTGATTTTGTAATGGATGTTGATGACCAAGGTGGTGTTGCAGGCGTTGCTGCTAAAGAAGTTAAGATTCCTGCTGAAGGATCAAATGTTTCTCTCAAACGTTCAAGTTCACTTCCTCAAAAAGAAAAAGTAAAAGCATCGGGATCATTCAAAGCGGGACAAAGTTATGGGCCAATAAAAGTTATTGGTGCCACATCTGGTGCAGGAACTCCAAAGGTTACTTCCAATGAGATTGGTCTTTTGGATGCTGACGGTAGCGATAAAAATATTAAGATTACTTTTGAAACTAAGGGAACTGTATCTAAGGGAAGTAGTTTGCAATGGGAGAGAGTTGAATCTGTAAAGATTAGACCTAATGTTGTTTATAATGTTAAAGCACACGAAAATACTTCAAAGTATAAAGGTGTTGAACAAGGTTTATTCAAATCTAAGAAAGGAGATTCTCAAGAAGCTGGTGAGGGGACGGGAAATAAAATTTTTGCAGACTTTCTAGGATCAGATAATGACAATGATGATATTCAAATCATAGCAGGCGAAGGTGTATTTAAATCTTTTAATAAAAAGAAAACAAAAGATGGTTCCAGAAACACGTATGATTTGACTTTTGTTCTCAATAAAAAAAAATCTGATCTAGGAAAGATTACCAAGGAAGATATATTTGATACTGCTAGTTACATTGATAAAGCTAATCGTAAGTTATGGAAAACTAATCCAAAAGCAGGAAAAGATGCAGACTTCAGTGATAAGTATGGCATTTCTCCATTTGATACTAATACAAAAGAGGCTCAGAAAGAATCTTATGCGGGTGTTCATGTTATACAGTGGCAGAAAATTAACTTCCCTGTTGATGGTACATATGATTTGGAAGTTGTTGTTGATGATAATGTAAAAATTTATATCGGAAATAAAGCCATTGGTGGAAAGGCAATATACGATAAGAGTAAGGGATTGCTTAATACTACTGAAGGCGGAGATGAAGAGATTTTTGATGTAAAAGGTTTCAGTTCTGGAGTAAGTAAAGGTAAGCAAGTATTCAATAGAAAATTTAAGGCAGGTGATTATAGAATTCGTGCTGAGTTGGAACAAATTGATGGTGGACCTATTGCTAAAAACAACCCAATGTTGTTAGCAATTAAAATTACTAAGAAAGAAGGTGGCACTAAAGATGTTATTTCTAAGAAATCTTGGTGTGAAAATCCATTAGGTGCTGCAGTAACAATTGAAGCACCGCCAGTTCCTGTTCCTCAAGAACCTGCTATTGTATTTGATAAGTGTCCACCAACTCCAATGTGGACTACCAGACAACCAAAAGCAGAAGAGACTTGGTATCCAGTTAAGTACAATGGATATAAGTCTTTCATAGACCAAGTATCTAAAGTACCTAAAAAAGAAACAACCATTAGTGCATATCAAAATGTAGAGTTTCTTGTTTTTGGTGAAGGAACTAAGGGTGATAAGAACCTCAAGTACCTTGAGTTTTTATTTGAATCTACAGATGGGAAGGAAAGTTTTGTTCTGAAGGGTGTTGAACCTGAAAAGGATAAAAAGACTGCGCAGTATAGAATAGACAAGAAGATCAAAAAGAACTTGAAGTATAAAGTTACTGCAAAAATTTCTGATACAAAGAAAGCAGGATTTACTCAGGTTGAACAGGGACTTGGAGTTTTGAAAGGCAAGTCCGTTGAAGAGGCATCAAAATCTAAGAAGTCTGGAACGGTAATCTTTGCAGACTTTATTGGAGCTTCAAATGATAATGATGATATTAGAGTCTCTGTATCCAAAGGTGATGGTGAGTTTACTGTTGGCAAAAAGTCTACCATTGGCGGAAGAACAACCTTTGAGTTATTCTATGAACTTGAATCCAAGGCTACAATAGGATCTAAGAAAAAGGTTGAGATAAAACCAAAGTTCATCAAAGACAAAAAAGATGGAAAAATCTATCTTGATATGTCTGAATACCCTGAGCAAGAGTATGAACTTGATTTTAAATTTATAATGGCAGATACTATTAAAGGTGGTAAAGGTCTCGCCGCAAGTAAATTTGAAATCATTGGAACTAATATTCAATACAATAGATATAAAAACGGAAAACTTGTTACTGATGGTACAGTTAAAAAGAGTTTCAAAATAAAAGGTGGAAAGAAATATGGACCTGTAGTTTTCAGTGGAGCAGATAAAGGTGCTTCAACTCAACTTATTAGCGCAGATCAAATTGCTTCATATGATAAAAAGAGTACTGACAATTTCAATGAAAAGACAAAGAAAACTATAGATGCTGTTGACTTTAATGTTATTCTTACTGATGTTAGTGGTGTAGAGTTTAAAGAACCAAAAAATATTGAAGGTTGGAGTAAGTTTATGAATCGCTATGCAATCTCTCCAGTCCAACCTTTGTATGCTCCAGGAACAGATGGTGGTGGAGTGATGTATGATAATAGTTGGGATGTTGAATTCCCTTATGACGGATTCTATAAGTTTGAAGCTCAGGCAGATAACAAAGCCGCAGTTTATGTTGATGGCACTGCTGTTTTAACTAATGTTGTCAACTTCAAAGAAACAGTATCTAGCAATAAAGTTTTCGTTTCAAAAGGAAAACATAAGGTTAAAGTTGAAGTTGAAAATGAAAAAACAGAAGTTTACGATACAATTGATGAGAAGATTTTCTCAACTAAAGATAATGTTTCCGATGATAATAAGAAAGAAGTTACATTTACCGTAAAGGGTGAGGCAAATAAAAATGCAAGTCTACTAGATGACATTTACTTTACCTTTATTTCTGATGATGGAAAAGATTCATTTACATTTAATGGAAGAGAAAAGAATCAGAAAGCTTCAGGCAATACTGATACAATAAAAGCCAAGTTTAAAAAAGTTGGTGATGAAATTTTCTTAGAGGTAACTGGATCTGGAGGCGGTCAGATAAAGTTTGAAATGAATGTTGATGATAATATATTTACTGCTGGACCTGCTGCCACAGAAGTAAAAATTCCTGCAGAAGGATCCTTTGTTTCTTTGAAAAGAACTTCAAAATCTAAAGAAACTATCAAAGCATCTGGTAAATTTAAAGCAGGACAAACTTATGGTCCTGTACAAGTTATTGGAGCTGCGACAGGAGCAGGTAAACCAATAGTTACTTCTAATGAGATTGGACTTTTAGATGCTGATGGAAGTGATAAAAACATCAAAATTAATTTTGATATTGTAGGATCTTCAAACAAACTTCAATGGGAAAGAACTGAAAAAGTAACTATCAGAACTAATGTAACTTATAAAGTTAAAGCGCACGAAAACACCAAAAAATATAAAGGCGTTGAGCAAGGTTTATTTAAAACTAAGAAAGGAGATTCTCAGGAGATTGGTGAAGGTAAAGGTAATAAGATATTCGCTGACTTTTTAGGTTCTGATAATGATAACGACGATATTCAAATCATCGTTGATGATGGTGAGTTTAAATCCTTTAATAAGAAGAAAACAAAAGATGGTTCTAGAAACACTTATGATCTAGAGTTTACTTTAAAGAGTAAGAGTGCTTCAAAGGGTAGTGCAAAAGGAAAATATAATGGTCCCGAATTGAATTATGAATTCACTAACAGTTCCTGGTCTGAATTCATGAATAAGTATAATGTTGTTCCAGCAAGTAAGTCTGCCGAAGGTGCAACCTATACTTTGAAGTGGTCTGGAATTGAGTTTCCTTCCGATGGGCAGTATGAATATAAATTGCAAGCTGACAATGAGGTTATCTTTAAAGTCGATGGTAAGGAAATTTCAAAGACTACAGAATTTAAAGGATCTCCGAGTACCAAATATTTCCAAGCCACAAAAGGGAAAAGATCAATTGAATTAATATTGACTAACAATCAAGCCGCTGATATTTTTAAGGGTAAACCCACGTTCAATACAAATCCAACTGGAGTTTCTCTTTACATTAGTAAAAACTCATCAAAGATCTCAAGTTTAGGAAAGTCTTGGTTGGAAAATCCAATGGGCGTTAGTGCAGTAATTATTCCTCCACCTTGCCCCAAACCGGTTGGTGGTAAAGGAGTTATTGACAAGATTGTTCCAACAAATCCAGGAACTGGATATACTTCACCACCTCCAAGTGCAACCCCGTCTGTTCCAGTTTTGATGCCACTTACAGAAATTATTGTTAAGGAACCTGGAATTAACTATAACTGTTCAGAAGATCCTATAGTCATTACTCCATCAAATGGAGCCGTTCTGAGTTATAAGTGTAATCCTTTTGGCAAAATAACGGAAGTTATTGTTGAAGAACCTGGAGAACCCTTTACGGAATATCCCACTATTAATATTGTTAGTCCAACCGGAACTGGTGTCGTACTAACTCCTGTGTTTACACCAACTATTGCTCCTCCAGGTGCTCCTCCCGATAAGATTATTCAGGTTACGGACCTTGTAGGTCTGAAGCAGACTGGTTGGATTGATGGTCGCCCTTACTATGGAGCAGTCTTCTCAGAAGGTGGACTTCTTTATACTGGATATTATAAGACCGTAGGAAAACTTGTTAGAGTCTATGCAACTCTTGAAGAGAGCATCACTGGCGAAGTTGTTACACCTCCAAGTGCTATCCTCAGAACTGGTACTGATGTTACTAACAATGATCCACGTCTTGATATTCCTGGAACTCCTGGTGGTCTTGTCAGTTAGTGAGTTAAATAGTAGAATAGTGTTATTGTAAGATGGCAACCCCACAAAATAGTAGCAACACAAAAATGGGAAAAACAGCAGAACAAAATTATTCTGCTATTCGTTATGGCAATGAACATGGATCAATATCTTTTGGTCACATTCATAAAGACGGTGCTACTACTTCTTCAATTCTTCTTCAGGGTTTTGATGGAAGACATCACATCTCACTGGATAAAAATGGTGAGAGGGTTGGTTCTACACAAATCACTGGACCAAGTAGACTCTCCATTAAGCACGGTGAGGATATGAAGGAACCAGAAGACTGTATCTTTATCAATGCAGTCAATGGTAATATAGATATTATTGCTTCTAATGGAAAACTAAGACTACAAGGAACAGATATTGAACTTGTTGCTGTTGGTGAAGGTGGAAGCAAAGGTAATATTCGTTTAACCGCTAACGAAAATATTACACTTGATGCTGACAATAAAGTTGTTATTAATGGAAAAGCAGGATATAGACTTTTCACTCCAGGATTAGCAGAAATAATATCTAACAGTCAAATGACAATTTATTCTTCTCTTATTCGTGGTGTCACGGATGCTTGTGCTAAAAAAGATTCAAAAGTTGGCGGAAAAAGATTAGTTGAACAGTATAATAGAACATAGGAGGTAAAAAATGGCTTTTTCAATGGATGATGTAAGTGTTGGAGGTCAACTATGGGTAGGTGCCGGTCTTCCAAGCTCCATAGGGTTGGATGATAAAAAAATTAATGGTTCTTCATATATTGAAGGTCCACTTCACGTAGGTCAACCTGGTGCTTTTGGTTCTGCCGATGCTGCACTTTTGGTTGGAAAGTTAACGAACGATGATGCTTCATCTCCACAATATAGTATTATTGCAAAAGGTGACATTAAGTTTGATAAAAACTTATATGTAACTAGTCTTACAAAAACAAAAAGATTAGAAGTTCAAAGTGCAAGAATTGATACTATTCGTGGAAATAGTCTTAGATATGGATCTAAAAGTTTTGAAATAGATCACCCAACAAAACCAGGAAAAAAACTTCTTTATGGATGTCTAGAAGGTCCAGAACACGCTGTTTACTACAGAGGTAGACTGAAATCAAGAGACACCATAGATTTGCCTCAAGTATGGACTGCTTTAATTGATCCAACAACAATTACAGTTTCCATCACACCAGTCGGGGCTCACCAAGATATTATCGTAAAAAGAATCGGAGATAATAAGGTATATCTTCAAGCAAAGGGTGGAATTCCAATAGATTGTTTCTTTCACGTATTTGCAGAAAGAAAAGATGTTAAAAAATTAGTTACAGAGGTTGATAACGATGGCACTGATTAAAAATAATGGAACTTTTACCACTGTAAAAGGTGGTGAAGGTGACGCTAAAACTCAATTTAGAGATGATGATGATTTTTCCGTTGATGGTTTTGAAAATGTTGCATTAACTGCTAACTTGCCAAGTAATGTTGGTGTGGCATTCATTAGAACATCAGATTCCCCTGAAGACTGGGCTACTATTTCTTTAAGTGGTAATGATACGTCAACTGTTTATGTTGATAATATTAACGGTAATGCAAACTTTGTAGTTTCTGGAGATACCTATCTTGGTTATTCTATGGGAACTGATTTTAAAAGTATTATCAAACCTCAAATTTCATTTGGAACATCTCCTGCTTTTTCCTATCTTTATCCCGACAGAGGAGATCTTTTAGTTGCTGGTAGTGTGTATGCTGGTGGAATCATTTATGGTGGAAACTTATCGGGAACTACAAAGTACTTCAACATTGAGCACCCAACAAAAGAAAATAAAAGATTAATTCATGCGTGTCTTGAAGGTCCAGAAAATGGCGTATATGTTCGTGGTAGGTTGACAAACACTAATATAATTGAACTTCCAGAATATTGGACTGGTCTTGTTGATCCAGAATCAATTACAGTAACTCTTACTCAAATAGGATATTCCCAAGATTTAATTGTTGATAGGATAGAATGGGGTAGAAGAGTTGTCTTAAGATCTGGAAGTGGTTCAAACATTGATTGCTATTATACAATCAATGGCACTCGCAAGGACGTGCCAGTTCTTCAAGTGGAACAAGACGCTTGACATTGATCCCAGTTCGTCGTATACTACTTAGGTAATCAACGGACAACCAAATGCAAGATGAGTACCTGACACGTTGTGTGGTTGACCCTCTCAAGCGAACCGTGTATCTGTATTCCAATGAAGGAGACAGTAAGGAAGTAACCTGCGATACGGTTGAAGAGTTTATGAACGTGTTGGAGTTCGTTCGTGCTACAGTGGATGAAGAGACTCTCTCATACGCAAATCCACTTTAAGTTTCATTTTTGGGCGTAAAAATCTCCGGCAAAATTTTATCCTAATTACTTTTTTTCAAAGTATGAGTCCATACAAAATTTCATACAAAGACCTTAAAGAAGAACCAGTTAAAACCACTCCAGAAAATGTAAGAGAGGCAAATGAAGCACTCTTTGCAGCAAAGTGGAATCTACCTCAAGCAGCAAAACACTGCGGGATGTCACAAAAAGAGATGAAGTTGACATTCTGGGAATACGTCAAGTATAATCCTATCACGTACCAAGCGTGATTTTTTGGGGCGGTGGTGGAAGTGGTAGACACACCAGACTTAAAATCTGTTGGGAGTAATCCCGTGGGGGTTCAAGTCCCCCTCGCCCTATTACCCTAAATATACTTAAGTATGGGGTAAACCCATGAAATACAGAATTGATACCAGATATGTTTGGTACAACAAAGGAACAATGGTTGTTCTTATGTATTTCATAAACCAAGTTCCTTTTACTTTTGATGAACTCCCTGACGAATCTATATTTGACTTGGAGTTAGTAGAATTAGCAGATAACGAAAGAAGGTTTGAACCTGAAGACTTATATAGGTCATCTTTTTACTTAATTGATGAGTTGTGTCACCCTTTAATGTTTGAACTTGAACTGGAAAATCCAGAAATGTTACCTGCAGATTAATGCCCTTGTAGCTCAGTGGTAGAGCAACGGTTTTGTAAACCGTTGGTCGCTGGTTCAAATCCAGTCGGGGGCTTGAGTTCACAAAACTCCAATGTCACTTATTTCACAACAAGACCGCGAGATGGTCATTGAAGCACTTGAATATTATGTTCAGAAACTTAAGGAAGATAACTGCACCACTGCATCCATCAGTGCATTCCAAACACTCCTTAACTGGGTCGCACTGGAGCACTTCAAACATGAAGATTAATCTCTGGTATTGTGATTCTAGGAAACAGTGGCGTTGGATTCTTACTGATGATTCTAGACCTATTCTTAAGCAAGAATCTGGGCAGCAACCATTTCTCCGCGATGCTATGAATGATGTGGCAAATACGGTAGAATATATGCTTGAATGTAAGCAAACTGAATGAAGTCTGACTTCTACATTGATAAAATCACAAAAAAGCAAGCAGAAGAACTTTTACTCCAATATCATTACTTAAAAGATATATCAAAAGGATTTAAGTCTGGATATAACTATGGTCTCTTTAAGAGAAATGAGTTTTCTCCTTTGAATATTGGTGGTCTTCAAGGAGTTTGTATTTTTACTGGACTGCCAGTACCTGAAGTTGCGAAAGGAGCATTTGGACTTGAAAGAAATGAACAACAAGGACTTTTTGAACTCTCAAGACTTTGTATCGAACCTAGTACGCAGTCATGCGAATATAACATCACTTCTTGGTTTGTGTCAAAGTCGATTAGACAACTTCGGAAAGATACTGAAGTTAAAGCAATCCTTTCTTATGCTGATTCAGATTACCATTCTGGTACAATTTATCGCGCTTGCAACTTTAAGTACTATGGTCTCACGGATAGAAAAAAAGATTTCTACTATTCAGACGGAATTAAACATTCTCGTGGAAAAATAAAAGGTTCTGAAGGTGAATGGAGAGAAAGAAGCAGAAAACATCGTTATCTCATAGTATTTGATAAAGAGTTAAAAAATAGATTGACATGGAAAGAGATAAAGTGGTAAAATGTTAAAGTCCGTGTGAAGGTAAGACGCATTTATGTGCTGATCAGCACCCAGAATTCTGGGTGCTTTTTTATTGATAAATAATCCATAACGGAAACTATAAGAACCTAATAAAATGCCTTTAAGTCGTTTAGAGAATTTCCTAAAGAATACCAAAGGTAACATTCTCTATGTAAGTCCAAATGATATTGACTCAACAGATTCCTATGAAAATAGGGGAAATTCTTTAACAAGACCCTTTAAGACAATTCAAAGAGCATTATTAGAGTCAGCAAGATTTTCATATCAGTCTGGAATCAATAATGATCTCTTCAGCAAAACTACAATTCTCCTTTATCCAGGTGAGCACATTGTAGATAATAGACCTGGATTGATTCCTTATGACAATGGATCAGGAGAAGTAAGATATTATGATAGATCTGGTCAATCTGAATTGACCTTAGCTCCCCTTTCTAGCACTTCAAATTTAAATCTTGAAGATTCTTCAAATGATTTATATAAATTGAATAGTGTTCATGGTGGTGTTATTTTACCAAGAGGAACTTCTCTCGTTGGTTTGGATTTAAGAAAAACAAAAATTCGTCCAAAATATGTTCCTGATCCAGAAAATAGCAATATTGAAAGAAGTTCTATTTTTAGAGTAACCGGAACATCTTATTTGTGGCAATTTACCCTTCTTGATGCGGATCCAAACGGAAATTGTTATAAAAACTATCTTAATGATCTTTTTGTTCCTAATTTTTCACATCATAAGTTAACATGCTTTGAATATGCAGATGGTGTTAATGAAGTTGATATTAATGATCCTTTCTTATCAATTGACAGTAATTATACTGACCTTGACATGTATTACCAAAAGGTTGGTGATTTCTTCGATTCTCCATCTGGAAGAGCAGTTGAACCAGATTTTCCTGCAGGTGGATTTGATTTTGAACCAAAGATTGATGAATATCGTATCGTTGGACCTACGGCGGGTTCCGTTGGAGTTTCTAGTGTAAGATCGGGAAATGGAACTCCAGCTGGGGCAAATACAACAATTACAGTAACTCTTGAAGAACCACTGTCTGGTCTTGATGTTGATACTGCTTTCTCTATTAGTAATGTCAATTCTGATTATAATGGACAATATGTTGTTAGTGGAATTACAAGTTATATTGCAGGAACTAAAGAATTTACTTATCAGGTTCAAAATATTCCAGCAAACCCACTACCAACACTAACCAATTCTTTAGTAGAACTCACAAGTGATACTGTAAGTTCTGCATCTCCTTATATCTTTAATATTTCATTGAGATCTGCATATGGTATGTGTGGACTTCATGCTGATGGAAGTAAAGCAACTGGATTTAAGTCCATGGTTGTTGCTCAGTTTACTGGAATTGGTCTTCAAAAAGATGAAAATGCCTTCACTGTTTATGAAAATGGAACATATCTAACCACTTTAGATGGTGAAAAGAATCTATTTAAAAATTCCAGAGCAATTTATAAACCAGATTACAGAAACTATCATATTAAAGCATCAAATAATGCATTTATTCAAATTGTTTCTGTTTTTGCTATTGGTTTTTCTGATCATTTTCTTTCAGAGTCTGGTGGTGACCTATCAATCACTAATTCCAACTCAAACTTTGGTGCTAGAGCTCTAAGATCTTCTGGATTTAGAGATGAGGCGTTTTCTCAAGATAATGTTGGATATATTACTCATATTATTCCTGCTCAGGAAATAGATAAGACAACTACAAGCACAGAATTTGCGTCAATTGATGTAGGAAAAACTATTAGTGCTGGAATTTCATCACACTTATATCTCTTTGGTGAAACAAATCCAGATGTCCCACCATCTTCTGTGATAGATGGATATCGTGTTGGTGCAAACGCAAATGATAAACTTTTCATGTATATCTCCGATGGAACCAATACATCAGAGTATTCTTCCAGAATTGTCATGCCTTCTGGTGAAAAAGGAGATCTAACTCAGACAACTTCAGAAAAAACATCTAAAGTAGGAAGATCTTTATCTGGAATTAATAGTATTACATCAAGTAATTCTGTTATCACATTTAATTCTCCTCACAACTTTATAAATGGAGAGAGTGTCAGAATTACAAGTCAAAATGGATTTTTACCGGATGGGATAATAGAAAATAGAGTTTATTATGCTATTGTAGATCAGACTTCTGGTGTAGGAAATACTTCAATACAACTTTCCGAAACTCTAAATAGTGCATTGAATGGTGATGCTATTGATATAAACAATAATGGCGGAGAACTTAAAGTTATCAGTAGAGTCTCTGATAAAGTCAGTGGAAATGTTGGTCACCCAGTTCAATTCGACACTTCAACAAAAAACTGGTACTTAAATGTTTCTTCAGCATCCACTGAAAACAATCTTTATAATACAATTGTTAGTCTTGGGGCAACTGTTCTTGGACAAAGATCACCAAGAGGATATATTAAGAGAACTCCTGATACCAGAAATACTTCTGATAGACTTTATAGAATTAGATATGTTATTCCAAAAGAAGCTACTGTAGTTAGACCACCAGTAGATGGATTTATCCTCCAAGAATCTTCAACGACAATTGAAAGTGGTCAACTTTCAATTACAAATAATACACTTTCAAATCAGAACGTAAGAAAAAATTTAAGAATTATTTCTGGAGCATCTTATTCTGCAGGAGTAGCTACTATTTTCACTGAACTTCCTCATGATCTTGTTGTTGGATCTTCAGTTAAAATTAGAAATATTAAGAGCAGTCAAAATACTGCAGGTGTAGCACTTTCAGCATATAATAAAACATTTGAAGTTGTAGGAGTATCAAGTTCAAAGGCATTTACTATTAATTTAGCAACTAATCCTGGTTCTTTCTTAAACAATGTTGATACTCGTACTGAAACAGAACTTCCACGTTTTGAAAGAAGTGAGTACTCAAACACCTATTATATTTATAGATCTGAAGAAATTAAAAAACACATTTCAAATCAGCAAGATGGTGTATATCATCTAATTTGTTTGAATTCATCAAACTCTCCAATTGCTCCTGATTTTACATCTCAGAAATTCTCACAAAGTATA